ACAGAGTGGATCTGATCGTCATTTGCTGATTGTAATAAGCTCATTTCAGAAGGGCATCTCTGATGAAGATTCTGCAATCTTTTGTGGGTTGATATTCCCAAAACAAGAACTGTAATTACCTTCTCTACCTTTACCGTTTAAGTAAATAACAGGTACTTCTTTTTCCTGCTTACTTTCAAAGATCCATACCTTGCCTTCTTTATGCTTCATGTGATCGCTTTCTAATGCCATCAAATGATTAATAAGATCAGGAATTGAATCAACTGGAATACAAAGTGAAATTGTTTTTGGATTCTTATCCTTATCATCAAAGTTGTTGTCACCAACAG